TAGCCATATTAGGCGCATCTATTATCCCAATGGCATTTGCACTCAACATGATGAAAGACGTTGGCATAGGAACTATTGGAGTACTAGCCGCAGGATTAATTACAGTTGGTGTAGCCGCGGCAGGATTAGGATTGGCACTACCATTTATATTAGCAGGTGCAGTAGCCATAGGAGCATTGGGACTTGCATTAATACCATTTGGCATAGCACTTAACATAGCCGCAATGGCAATGCCTACATTTACTGAAAGCATACAAGGATTAAGTGATGTTAATTTTGCAAACTTATTGTTGGCAGGACCGGCACTACTAAGTTTAAGTGCAGGCATGATGGCTCTAAGTGCAGGTGGATTAGTAAGTGGATTACTGGATGGTCTAGGCGGTCTTTTTGGTGGCGACTCACCATTTGACAAGATTGCCAAAATAGCCAATTCCGCAAAATACATTACTGTTATGGCAGAAGAGATGCGTAACATGGGCGACACACTGGCAACATTTGAAGAGGCATTAGACGGCATTGATGGTAATGCAATAGGTTCACAATTTATAATGATTGCAGACGGATTAAATGTTCTGACTAATTCATTAAACGCATTTGACTTTGGATCATTCTTAAAATTAGGTGCATTAAAAATGTTTATGCCTGCAGGAACAACAACACCAGCAATAGCAGGACCAAGTCCAGCAGTACCCACAGCAGGTGCAGGTGGCCCACAAATAAATGCATTTGGTCCAGGTATAACTCCAACACAAGTAAATGCTGATGCAGTACCTCAAACTGGTATGTCAGAAAGAATGCAGGCTATGTTGGAAGAAAGAATGAAAGAAAATCAAGCCAAATATGGAGACGCACCTGGAGGCTTTACACAAACTGTAAATGGTAAAACTATTACCAATAACAATACAACTGGACAAACAGATGCAGACGGAAATATAATAGAAGAAGGCCCAACAACAAATGAATTATTGGCTAAACTTGTAAACTTACAAGAGCAAAATAACAGAACAGGTAAGAAAACGCAACGTAACATCGAAGGTCTAGAAATTTAACTGCCAGTTTTAAGTTGACTTAAATTCCAAATAGTGATAAATATACGCATATAAAGAGGAAACTATGGCAACTTGGCGTAAATATTTTAATAGCAGTAGCAACAGTGGATTACCAGTTAATGTAACAGGTGCACCTACCGATGGCTATGCTACAACTCATTCTCGTTACAGCAGTTGGCTACCAGAAGTATATGCTGGTTCTCCCAACAGGCTAATGAGGTACATTCAATATGACCAAATGGACAATGATTTAGAAATCAATGCCGCATTGGATATCCTAGCAGAATTTTGTACACAAGATGATGATACAACTGGACTACCGTTTGTATTTGAATTCAACGAAGATCCTAGTGAAACTGAAATGAAAATTTTAGATAAGACACTAGAGCAATGGTGTAACTTAAATGACCTAAGACGTAGAGCATTTAAAATGGTTAGAAGTACATTAAAGTACGGAGACCAGTTTTTTATAAGAGATCCTGAAACACACAAATTGTATTGGTCAGATCCTGCTAACGTAGAAAAAGTTGTTGTAAATGAAAGTAAAGGTAAAGACATTGAATGTTATTACATTAAAAACTTAGAAGCCAACTTTGATGAACTAACGGCAACAAGTGCCGCAAGAATACATGCAAGACCATATGGTGCTGGAGGCGGAATGCTTTCTGGTGGTAACATTGGTGCTAGTGCAGGTAACTATCAAACTAATACTGGTGACACTGGTGCTAATTATGGTAGCCCTGTAGATGCAAGTCATGTAGTACACATGAGTTTAACAGAAGGCATGGATCATAACTGGCCCTTTGGTATAAGTATCCTCGAACCAATTTTTAAAGTCTTTAAGCAAAAAGAATTACTTGAAGATTCCATTATTATTTACAGAGTGCATAGAGCACCTGAAAGACGTGTGTTCTTTATTGATGTTGGTAATATGCCACCACATAAAGCACAACAGTATTTAGAAAGAGTAAAATACGAAGTACAACAAAAACGTGTTCCTAACAAAAACAAAGCAGGAGAGAATGTAGCGGATGCGGCATACAATCCTATGAGCATGTTAGAAGATTATTTCTTTGCTCAAACGGCAGATGGTCGTGGTAGTAAAGTAGATACCCTCCCAGGTGGTAACAATCTTGGGGAAATTGATGACTTGAAATATTTTAATAATAAACTATTAAGAGGATTGAGAGTACCTAGTTCTTATTTGCCAACTGGACCAGATGATGGAACAGCACAATACAATGACGGTAAAGTAGGAATTGCATTTATTCAAGAATTTCAATTTGCAAAATACTGTGAACGTTTACAAAAACAATTAATTAGACAGTTAGATAGAGAATTTAAACTTTATTTAAAATACAAAGGTATAGATATCGAAAACAACACATTCAGTTTAGAATTTACACCTCCTAATAACTTTAGTAGTTATAGAGAATTAGACTTAGATACGCAACGTGCAACATTGTTTAGTAGTTTAGAATCAGTACCTTATCTATCACAACAATTTAAACTTAAAAAATATTTAGGTTTAACTGAAGAAGAAATGAAAGATAACGAACATTATTGGAAACAAGAGAATAAATACAATAAAGGTTCAGCAATGCCAGGTGCAGAGAATGTTGGTCTTAGAAATGTTGGAATACAAACTCCTCCAAGTACGGACTTTGATTTAGACAAACCAGTAGAAGACATTCCAGAGCCAGGTGCAGATCCTTTAGCAGGGCCTGATGCACAAACCTTAGGCGCTCAAGGAACAGGACCAGAAGTTGGTACAGGAGCAGGAGAGATTTAATGAGATTAGTAGAATTTTACAATCCAGAAAATGACAAAGCAACACCACGTGACTTTGATGATACTCGTAAGGGTAGACTTACTCTTGAAGCCTTAAACAAACTTCGTAAGTATAGAGAACTTAAAAAAGCAGAAAACTTGGAACAAGAAGAATTTGCTTCATTAATGTATTCCAGACCTGCTCAAGCATCCACTGACCCGTTTTAAATGAAACTTGCCGTTTGTGGCTGTTCGTGGTCCAGTCGCGATCCTAACCTACCAAATCATGAATTCGGACAATTTATAGCAGATTACTATGATGCTGACTATACTAACTTGGCTATTCCAGCCTGTACAAATTTTGGCATACGTTTACAAATAGACCATGCAATTGATGTGCTAGATGCAGATTTTGTAATAATAAATGCTACAACTCCCACAAGAATAGACTTTAAAATTAACAATAGTGATAGATATACACATCAAAAAGGGTGGGAAAACATCGATAAAACATTACTAACGGACAGTTTAGGTTCTGTGTTTCAGGACGATTTAGACACTTCTTTTGATGAAAATCACATACAAGAACGTTTATCTAAAGTAATGAATAAAGACACACATGCTATATTAAAACAATACTTTTTGCATTTTTATGACCCTGATATTGAAAGGCATAAACAATATTATATACTACAAAATGGATTGGATAAACTTTTAAAAACTAATACAAAGTTTATTTTTAGTCCTAATACTTTTGAATGGGCTGAAGGTATGAGCATGTCTAATTCTTTATTAGAGTACAATGCAGAGCCTTTTGAATGGCAAATACCACAAGCAAATTACATGCAAAAAGGCATAGCAGAATATTTAAAAGTATGTGATGAACTGTATGGAAGTTGGGAAAATAGTCCTGGCGTAAATACTTGTAATCATTTGCCAATAGAGAGTCATATCGAATTTTCTAAATATGCTATAAACCTTATAAACAAAATTATTTAGATAAATAAAAGTACAATTACACCCAAACTGATACTGTAAACACAGATTCAGACACTTCTTAGGCATTTTGAGTCAAAATAACACTCTTTCTCGCCCAATTAACACATACTATATAAGTACAACTACAGCAATATATCCAAAAGCATGTCTTTTGGGTGTAAAATATAATTAATTATAGGAGCACATAATGTCAGAACGCAGTAAACTAGAACAAGTACTAGAATTCTTACTAGCCGAAGATAACGAACGTGCCGAAGAGTTGCTTCACGAATACGTTGTTGAAACTGCTCGGAAGGAATACGAACGTATCTTAGACGAATCAGATATTGATAACAACGAAGAAGACGCAGTCGAAGAAACTGTCGCGGAAGCCGATGAGGCTGAAGAAGACGCAGTAGAAGAGGCTGAAGAATCTGAAGAAGAAGCAGTTGAAGAAGAAATTGATATAGCAGACCCAGAAGCAGATTTTGTATCAGATGTTGAAGAAGCAGATGATGAAATCGACATGGACGAAGTTGGTGAAGAGGACGAAGACGAAGGTGAAGAAGGTGGAGATGAAGAATTAGAAGACAAAGTCGATGATTTAGAATCAGAACTAGAAGACCTAAGAGCAGAGTTTGAAAAACTAATGGGTGACGAAGATAAAGAAGAAATGGGCGATGATGCTGAAGAAGTTGAAGACGAAGTCATGGATATGATGGACGAGCCTCAAGAAGAAGCAGTTGAATATGACCTAGATGAATCAGAAGCAGAAGATGAAGTTGTTGAAGAAGCAACTAAACTTTCTGATAAAGTTGCAGAACCTAAAGGTGGTGATGCAGATAACAATGATTCTGGAGTTGCTAAGAAAGGCGTAACTAAAGTTGTTAGCCCAAATGGACAAGGTGAACCAGTTAAAACTATGGACGGCGGAGACGGCGATTCAGGTGATAACTCACCAAAAGATTCAGGTGGAAGTGATAACTTAAATGTTGAGCCTAAAAAGGTTTAATTAACTTTAAAAGGAAACTATAGTGCGTAAGTTATACGAATACATGAGTCCAGAAGCAAGTGGTATCCAGATAATGGAAGCCAACGACGGAAAAGACTTATTCATGAAAGGATTATTCATTCAGGGTGATGTTAAAAATCAAAATGGAAGAGTATATCCCAAAGATGAAATTCAACGTGCTGTAGAGAACGTAACAAAAAGACTTTCAGGTGGTGAAACTGTAATGGGCGAATTAGACCATCCAGAAGAACTACAAATTAACTTAGACCGTGTGAGCCACATTATTACAGAAATGCAATGTGATGGATCAGACGGACTAGGTAGTCTGAAAGTAATTGATACACCTATGGGGAATATTGCAAAGGCTTTATTAAAAGCAGGTGCTAAATTAGGTGTCAGCAGTAGAGGAAGTGGAAACGTAAATGAATCAGGTCGTGTGTCTGATTTTGATATTGTTACCGTAGATATTGTTGCACAACCGTCCGCCCCGGACGCCTATCCAAAGACCATTTATGAGTCTTTGTTTAACATGAGAGGTGGTAGCATGATATATGATATCGCTAAAGACTATACACACGATAAACAAACAGGTGCAAAATCGCACCTTGATAAAAGTATCATTAATTTTATTAATGAATTAAAAATGAGGTAGGAGACTACTATGGCAGAAAAATTTGAAGACCTTATCGAGTCTAGCGAACTTAACGAAGAAATTCGTCAAAGTATCGTTGAGGCCTGGGAAAGTCGTCTATCCGAAGCCCGTGAGGAACTTACAGCAGAATTAAGAGAAGAGTTTGCTCAAAGATATGAGCATGACAAAGGTCTTATTGTTGAAGCAGTTGACGGATTTATCAAAGAAAGAGTTGAAGCAGAAATGGTTGAACTTGCTGAAGATAAACAAAAAGTCGCTGAAGAAAGAGTTGCTTACAAAAAGGCTGTTAGCGAACATTCTAAGAAATTAGAAAGGTTTGTTGCAGAGCAATTAGCAAAAGAAGTCAAAGAGTTAAGAGATGAGAGAAGCCAAGTTGGTGAACATGTTTCTAAACTTGATGATTTTGTTGTTGAACAACTAAGTGGAGAACTTAAAGAATTCCACGAAGACAAACAAGCACTAGTTGAACAAAAAGTTAAAATGGTAACAGAAGGTAAAAAAGCACTTTCAGAAGCCAAAAAAGACTTTATCAAACGTGCCGCTGACAAGGTCGAACAAACTGTAAACAATATCGTAACAGAGAATGTTAAACAGTTTAGAGATGACATCACAGCCGCAAGAGAAAACGATTTCGGTCGCAGAATCTTTGAATCCTTTGCAAATGAATACCGTTCAAGTTACTTGAATGAATCTTCAGATGTGAAAGATTTAGAAAAACAAATCGCTGATGTTAAAGAGAAGTTAGAAGAAGCAAACAAAGAAGTTGAAGCAAATGCTGAAGCAACTAAGTTAGTTGAATCAAAACTTAATGTAGCAAATGACAAATATGCTCGTAAAGAGACTATGGACAACTTGCTAAAACCTCTTGGCAAAGGCAAAAAAGAAATTATGGTTGACCTTTTAGAAAGTGTTAAAACAGAAAACCTTGAGAAGCAATTTAACAAATACCTTCCAAGTGTTTTAGACGGCGAAGCACTACCTAAGGAGTCGCGAAAACCATTAACGGAATCAGTGACATCAGAACACACTGGTGACAAAAACGTTCAGCCTTCAACTGAAGATGAACAGGGTGTTGTCGAAATAGAGAACATCCGTAAATTAGCCGGACTTTCAAATTAGGAGATAAGAAATGGCAGAATTATTTGAAAGCAACTGGTCAGCAACCAAGGATGCACTTTTAGAAGGACTTAACGGTTCTAGAAAATCTTCACTAGATGTTGTTCTTGAAAATACAAAAAGATATCTTCAGGAATCAGCGTCAAGTGGTGCTACTCAGGCTGGCAACGTTGCAACTTTAAACAAAGTAATGTTACCTTTGATTAGAAGGGTTATGCCTTCCGTCATTGCTAACGAGCTTGTTGGTGTACAACCAATGAGTGGTCCTGTTGGACAAATCCATACTTTAAGAACAAGGTATGCGGAAAGTGCCACTGGAGTTAATCCAGGTGATGAAGCACTTTCACCATTTAAGATTGCTAGTGCTTACTCAGGTTCACCTGATGCCACAGCGGCTTCAGAAGGAACTGCAGGTAAAAAACTAAGCATCCAAATCTTAAAGCAAACTGTTGAAGCGAAAACAAGACGTTTAAGTGCAAGATGGACATTTGAGTCAGCTCAAGATGCCGAATCTATGCATGGTCTTGATGTTGAAGCAGAAATTATGCAGGCTCTAGCTCAAGAGATTGTTGTTGAAATAGACCAAGAGATCATAGGTTCACTAAGAACTCTTGCTGGATCAGGAACAACTTTAGACTTTAACTCTGTGACTGGAACACAAACTTACGTTGGTGACAGACACGCGGTATTGGCTATTGAGATTAACAGAGCGGCAAACAGAATCGCGGCAAGAACAAGAAGAGGCGCAGGTAACTATATAGTTGTTTCTCCAGAAGCATTAACTATATTACAATCAGCATCTACTTCAACTTTTGCTAGAACAACTGAAGGTTCTTTTGAAGCACCTACTAACACAAAACTTGCTGGAACATTAAATGGTTCTATCAAAGTTTTTGTTGACAGTTATGCGGCTGACGGTACTAAAGTACTTGTTGGTTACAAAGGATCAAGCGAAACTGATGCTCCTGCATTCTACTGCCCATACATTCCTTTAATGAGCACAGGTCCTGTAATGGATCCTGCTACATTTGAACCAGTAGTGTCATTTATGACAAGATATGGTTACATTGAACTTACAAATACTGCAAGTTCATTGGGTAATGCGGCGGATTACGTTGATGCAATTACATTGTCAAACGTAGCATTCCAGTAAGAATTAGTTTTAATTCAAACTGCGAATAAGCAGACTATTAAAAAGCACTTCCTCCGGGAGGTGCTTTTTTTTGATTTCTTGACAAGATAGATAAATACAACTAAAGCAATTTAGAATTGGCGGAAACACATTAATGAGCAAACAATCAAATTTTAATCCAGATGAAAATTTAGTAGTTTATGGTAACCTACTTGTACATGGAACAGTTACTGGTGAAGGTAATGTCGTATTCCATTCTGATACACAAACTGTAAACGATGCAGATGGATATGTTATTAACAGTGACAGTGATGTTGCTAGTGCATACTTGCAACTTAACTCTAATGCTGGTAGTAACGTACGATTAACATATTCAGGCAACGCAACAGCAAACACTTTAATTGTAAGTCAAGATACTGAGATATCACAGGACTTAAATGTTGCCCAAACACTTAATGTTGTTGGAAATACAACAATAGGTACAACAGTTATTACGCCAAATGCCTATGGTTCAGAAACAGGAAGAATTTTTGGCACAAGATTTACAGGTATAGCCAATACAGCAGACCAATGGCAGACAGCAAGAAATCTTACAACAACACTAACAGGTGATGTTGCTGGTACAGGAACAGTTTCAATAGACGGTAGCCAGAACATAACTTTAACTATAGCAACTGCAACGGTTCAAGCAAATGCAGTAGCATTAGGAACAGATACAACTGGTGCTTATGTTCAGTCAGCACAAGGATTAGGCAACAGTAATATTATTGTTGCAAGTCAAGGAACAGAAGACGGTTCCGATATAACAATAGATTTAGTTGACAGTGGTGTTACAGCAAATCCATATGGAAGTGCTACAACAGTTCCAACATATACTGTAGATGAAAAAGGTAGATTAACAGCGGCGGCAAATGCCTTAATAGATATTCCTTCATCACAGATTAATGATTTCACAGCAAGAGTTAGAGGTAATGTTAGTGCTACAACAGGACTAACTTATACAGAAGCAACAGGTGTATTTAATATTACAGATACATCAGTTACAGCCGCAAGTTATGGTGGTAATGTAAGCGAAGTAAGTGCATTTGATGTAAACGCACAAGGACAACTTACTGGAGCAAATACAACTGCTATAGCAATTACGGCAAACCAAGTCACAGATTTTAATGCTAACATTAGTACATATATTCAACCCGGTACTTATGTTACAGAAGCAAACGGTGTTATAGATGTAACAGCAGATGTTGTTGCTACAGATAGAAACGATACATTAACAGCAGATTATGTTTACACCGGAACAACAGATTTCACTGGAGCAACTTTTAGTGTTGGTGCATCAACAACAGGTGTTACTGCATCAGCAAATGACAATTCAACTAAACTTGCTACAACAGAATATGTCCAAACAGAATTAACAGATTTAATTGGCGGTGCTCCTGCACAATTAGATACATTAAGAGAAATAACAGATTCATTAAACAACAACGCCACACTTTCAAATACGTTAGTGGCATCAATTGCCGCGGCAGAAAGTAATGTTGTTACAGCAAATACATTCTTACAAAATAATAGAGTACCAAAAACTTTTGCATTTGAAACAGATAGTTCATTAACATTTGGTGTTAAATTAGCAGACGGTAATATTGTTACAAGTACAAATACAGCCGCATTAGGTAGTAATGCAAGTTCCGATGCAAATATTATTACACAACAACATGATGCATCAGGACCAATTTATATACAAGCATTAAGGTATGAGTCACCATTTGCATTAATATCACAAGGTGAACAAACTGTAGGCGGAACAACAGGTACTGCTGACAATCAGAGAAGACATGGTAATATTGTGTTCACAGGTGAAACACAATTTATGCCTGGAAGAACTGCTAATGCAACTTCTAGTGCAGAAGAAAACGGTAGTGGACTAATTAGATCCTTTGGTAGTATTCAACACATTAAAGATGGAAACGCATCACAACAGTTTTATACCAGTAACGTAACATCAGCATTTTTTGATACAACTGATGACATAAGTTTTAGTAATTCTGCAGGGTTGTTTATAACAGGTGGTAATATTAATGTTACTAAACCAGCCAGTGTTGCATTAGACACTTACTTAGTAAGTGAAACAAGTGGTGCAGGAACAATAGGTGCAAGAGCAACAACATTAGGTAATACAGCCTTAGCAAATTTAGAAGTTGGTATTGCAAGACGTACTTTACAAAACTTTGGTAACAGTACAATGTTTATTGGTAACCAAGCCAATGTTGCAACTTACTCAAACGTAGTTTATAAGCCAACCGGCGCAGGCATTGATGGAGAATATTCAACAGGTGCTAGACCATTAGAAAGATTAACAGTTGATGGTGCTATCACAATGGGTATGAAACATAGTAATGACCAATTAATGGTTAATGGTACTATTTTTTATGACGCCGCAAGTAACAAATTAAAAGGTATTCAAGGTAATGCTATTGTTGACTTGATTGATGCAACAGTAACAACAATTGATACTGGTGATGGAAGTGGTGAAGAAGTACTTGCTTCGTTATCAGATTCAATTTATTATCTAAGACAACTTACAGGTGGCACAGGTATTGATTTATCAAACAATGCCGCAAACGTTGTTACTATTACAGCAAATAGCGATAACATCAGAGACATTGCTAGAGGTAATTTAAGTGCAACAGCAGGTTCACAAGGTTATACAAGTGGCACTGGACAATTTAGTATTCCAGGAACTTCAGACCATATTACAGAAGGTTCAACAAATTTATTCTACACAGATGTTAGAGTAGATGCAAGAATAAATGGTACTTGGTTAGTTGATGAAGACAATATGGCTTCTGATAGTGCTACTAAGATACCAACTCAACAAAGTGTTAAAGCATACGTTGATACACAACTAACAGCAGAAGACCTAGACTTCCAAGGAGACTCAGGTGGTGCATTAAGCATAGACTTAGATAGTGAAACATTAACTATTGCAGGTGGAAATGCAATCAGTACTGCAGGTGCTACAAATACTTTAACGGTATCACTGGATAATACAGCAGTTACACCAGCAACATATGGTAGTAATGCTTCTACAGTAAGTAACTTTACAGTTGACCAACAAGGTAGATTAACTGGTGCGGCTAATCAGGCTATAGCAATTACGGCAGACCAAGTTACAGACTTTGCAGAAGCAGTAGATGACCAAGTAAATGTATTAGTATCAGGTGGTGCTAATATCACAGTAACTTATGATGATGGCGCAGGTACATTTGTTATTGACAATGATTTAACAGGTGATGTAACAGGTGTTGTTGCAGGCGCAGGTTTAACTGGTGGCGGAACATCAGGAGATGTTACACTAAATGCAATAGGCGGATATGGTATTACTGTAAACGCAAATGATATAGAAGTAGCAAATGCAGACATAAGAGGATTAGTTAGTGTAAGTGCAGGATCACAAGGTTATACTGCCGGTACAGGTGTTATTAGTGTTCCAGGTACAACGGATCACATTACAGAAGGCTCAAATTTATTCTATACAGATGAAAGGGTAGCAGACAAAATTGGTGGCATATTAAGTGCAACTGGTAACATAAATGTTGCTTATGATGATGCCGCAGACACAATTACAATTTCAGAATCATTAACAACTACAGATATCACTGAAGGTGATAATCTATATTATACAGATGAAAGAGTTGCAGATAAGATAGGCGCCATATTAACAGCATCAGGTAACTTAACAGTTACATATGATGATGGGGCAGACACAATTACAATTTCCGAAGCATTAACAACTAATGATATTGCAGAAGGAGATAATTTATATTTCACCAATGAAAGAGTTGACGATAGAGTTGGAGCATTAATAATTGGTGGAGCAAATATAACAGCAACATACAATGATGGTGCAGGTACATTAACCATTGATGCAGACAACACAGGTGATATTACAGGTGTTATTGCTGGAGATGGTTTAACAGGTGGTGCAAACTCAGGTGATGCAACACTTAATGTTGTAGGTGGTACAGGTATTGTTGCAAACAATGATGATATTGCAATAGACTTTTCAGAATTTGATACAGATAATATCACAGAAGGATCAAGTAATTTATTCTACACAGATGTTAGAGCAAGAGCAGTAAGTATAGAAAATGTTGTAGAAGATACAACTCCACAATTAGGTGGTAATTTAGATGTTAATGGTCATAGTATTAATTATGGCGATAACGAAAAAGCAACATTTGGTGATGGACCAGACTTAGAAATCTATCATGATAGTTTAAACAGTTATATTGCAGATGTTGGTACAGGTTCAATAATTTATAAATCTGGAACGCAAACATTCCAAAACGCGGCTGGTTCTAAAACAGCATTAACAATCAACACTGGTAGTGGTGTTGTAATGGCATTTAATAATGCTACAAGATTAGAAACCACAACTGGTGGTGCTAAAGTAACAGGTAACTTAGAAGTTACTGGTGCATTTGAGACAGTCGATACTGATGGACTAAGTGAAGGTTCTACTAATTTATATCACACAAATACAAGAGTTAATACGTTAATTGATGCAAGAGTTACAAATGCATTTGTTGATGCATTAAATGTAGATGCTGATACACTAGATAGTTTAGACAGTGGTAGTTTCTTAAGAAGCGATGCAAATGATACACATAGTGGTACAATTACACCTAATGCAGATAACACTATTGACTTAGGTAGTGGCTCACTTAGATATAATCAAGTATTTGCAAATACTTTTGAAGGAACAGCAACAACGGCCCAATATGCGGATTTGGCTGAGAAGTATGTTTCAGACAAAGACTATGATGTTGGTACTGTGATGATATTTGGTGGAGCAGAAGAAGTAACACAATCAACAAAACAAAACTGCCCAAGTATAGCAGGTGTTGTCAGTACTGATCCAGCATTCTTAATGAACGAAGGATTAGAAGGCGGCATAGTGTTAGCATTAAGAGGACGAGTTCCTGTTAAAGTTACAGGCGCAGTTAGAAAAGGTGATGTACTAATTTGTAGTAACACACCAGGTCACGCAGAAGCGGCACCGTTCAAAGGATATCACGTAACAGGACCTAGTATGATAGGTATTGCAATAAGTGAACATTTATCCTCCGGAACAGGTGTTGTAGAAGCACAAATTAAGTAACTTCCGATAAATACAGTTATAAAAATGGCAGTATGCTATTTGACTATGCTCAACGTGAGTGTAGACTACTAATGTAGAACATATAGGAAGACAAACATGGCCACAGCAATTCAATGGAGAAGAGGTACAACTTCACAACACAGTTCATTCACAGGACTAGTTGGCGAGATTACGGTTGATACTGATTTAGATACCCTTAGAGTCCACGATGGGTCAACAGCAGGTGGACATAGACTAGCAAAATTCTCAGATATACAAGCAGGAGACATCACAGCCGTAACAGCAGGTGATGGACTATCAGGCGGCGGTACATCTGGTGCAGTTTCGTTAGCATTAGATTTAAACGAATTAACAGCAGTCGGAGTTGATGTAACAGCAGATAGCATTGCATTAATTGACGGCACAGATAACAGCAGTAAAAAAGAAAGTATAGCAGACCTGGCAACAGCAATGGCTGGTACAGGTATTACAGCAACTAATGGTGTTTTCTCAGCAACAACTGGTGACATTACAGCCGTAACAGCAGGTAATGGATTATCAGGTGGAGGTGCATCAGGTGATGTAACTTTAACAGTTAATGATGCATTTTTTGATAAGACAGCATCAGGAACAGGTTTTGGAGCAAACTTTGAACCTAGTGCAAATAACACTTACTCATTAGGTGCTCCAGCAAATGTTTGGAAAGATGTATATATTGGTCCAGGATCTTTATATATTAACGGACAAAAAGTATTAGACGATAGTTCAGGAACAATCCAAGTTTCTGCTAACGCAAACCAAAACTTAGGAATTATTACTTCAGGATCAGGTGACATTGAATTAAATGCAAGTGGTACTGGTGTAATTAATATACAATCTGCAATGACTGTGGATAGTGGACAAACACTTACAGGTACTGGTGGTTTGACAATGGGGTCAAACATTAATTTAAACAGTAACCACATTAACAATTTATCATCACCAGCACAGGCTAACGATGCCGCAAGAAAGGCATACGTTGATGGTGCAACATACTTAACAGGTGGAGATGGTGTTAGTTTATCAGGTGCTACTATTGATGTAGATAATACAGTAGTTAGAACATCTGGAACACAAAGTATTGCAGGTGCTAAAACATTTAGTAATGATGTTGTTGTAACTGGTAACTTTACAGTTAATGGTACACAAACAATTATTAACACAACAACTGCAAGTTTGGCAGATAATATTGTAGAATTAAACAGAGATGCTTCAGGTTCCCCAAGTGAGAATGCAGGTCTTACTGTAAACAGAGGCAGTAGTTCAGATGTAACATTCCAATGGAATGAAACTTCAGACAAATGGCAATTCACAAATGATGGATCGTCATATACTAATATTGCAGAAGATACTGATACATTATCAGAAGGTTCTACAAATTTATATTTTACTAACGCAAGAGCAGACGCCAGGATAGCGGCGGCTGACACTGACTCATTAAGTGAAGGTTCAAGTAATCTTTACCATACATCAGCAAGAGCAGATGCTAGATTTGATGTTAAAATGGCGGCGGCAGATACAGGTGACCTTACAGAAGGATCAAACTTATACTACACTAACGAAAGAGTAGATGACAGGGTTGGTGCTATTATGTCAGGTACAGGTAACATTAGTGTTACCTATGATGATTCAGCAGGTACTATTACTATTGCAGAAGCATTAACAACTACAGATATTACAGAAGGCGATAACCTCTATTACACAAATGCAAGAGCAGACGCCAGAATTGCAAACGCAATTAAAGATGAAGATAACTTTGCAAGTGATAGTGCAACACATGTTCCATCACAGCAATCAGTTAAGGCATACATTGCCACACAAATAGCAACTAAAGATAATTCAGATGAGATAACAGAAGGCTCAACTAATTTATATTATACAGATGCAAGAGCCAGAGCGGCAATTAGTGAAACTTCAGACCAACTAGCATATAATAGTACATCAGGTGTACTAACATTTACACAGGGCGATACTGATACAGTATCAGAAGGCTCTAGTAATTTATATTACACAAATGCAAGAGCAGATGCAAGAGTACAAGCGGCTATTAAAGATGAAGACAATATGGCAAGTGATAGTGCTACGCATGTTCCATCACAGCAATCAGTTAAGGCTTATGTTACCTCACAAATAGCAACAAAAGATAATACTGACGAAATGACAGAAGGTTCAACTAACTTATACTTTACAAATGCAAGAGCAGATGCAAGAGTTACAGCAGTAGCAACACAATCTTTTGTTAATGCACTAGAAGTAGATGCAGGTACATTAGATGACTTGAACAGTACTTCTTTCTTAAGAAGTGATGCTAACGATACTCACAGTGGTACAATTACACCTAACGCAGATAATTCAATTGACTTAGGTAGTGGTTCATTAAGATATAATGAAGTTTACGCAGTTACTTTCCAAGGAACGGCAACTTCGGCAAAATATGCGGATTTGGCTGAGAAATATGAAAGTAATGAAGAACTAGAACCAGGTGATGTTGTATGCTTTGGAGGAGATAGTGAAATATGTGCATGTGGTGTAGAATTAGACCACAAAGTTGCAGGTGTTATCAGTACTGATCCAGCATACATGATGAACAGCGAAGGAGAAGGTTACTATGTTGCACTTACAGGAAGAGTTCCATGTAAGGTTACAGGTCCAATTGAAAAAGGTGACTTAATGGTTAGTTCAAGTATTAAAGGACATGCTAAAGCAGATAATAATGCAGGCCCAGGTAGAATAATTGGTAAAGCAGTTGGTTCTAATGAGGAAGGCGAAGGTGTTATTGAAGTATTAGTAAACTTAATGTAAACTAAAAAATATTAAAAAAGCACCCATTAAGGGTGCTTTTTTTTGACATGTTAAACTAAAAACTGATTTGCTACTTTATCGAAACGTCCTGCTTTCATCATGTTATCAAAATCTTTAAAAGATTTTTTTAACCTTTTTTTAACCTTTTGCATTATTAGGTTTAAGTTCCTTTATTATATCCCACATCATAATCCATCCATATACTGAAAATGGTATGAGTGCGACTGCCATTAAGGCAAATAAATTTTCCATTAACTAATTTTTGTAGTTAAAGATTCTAATTTACAAGTTCCTAGCGGCGTGTTTCTTTTATTTTTAGGATTGTATGAAAGGAATTGAATAGTTGAATTTTCTCTTATTCTAGTTCCTTGTGGATACAGCCTAAGCACCTCATCAAAGTTTATTTGTGCCACAAAATCTGTGACCGGACACATTTTTAGTTGTCCTTCTAACTTTTTGTTCCATTTAGTTTTTAGTATTAATTTTCCAGTAGTAGTTACACCCATGTCTTTGACGTGACTAATACTTATGTGGTTTGAAGCCAATGCTGTTCCGCTGTTTAAGAGCAAGACTAACATGGCTACTATTCCTAGTGGTTTCACCATAATTTTCTCCTGTTATGTGATGTAAATGATTGCTACAAACATTGTTATTGTATCAGCCCTATTGGGGTCAACAAAAATGTTCTTCAACGTTATGTTACAATCATGTTACAAAGTTATTTATCAAACTAATTTATTAGATTGGTATTCTGTACCAGACTTTTTGGTAACTTTTGGATAAATATGCTTGTAGAGTACAGAGTAACGAACACTAGATACAATACATAAAAACAAATAAACAGAGTGTGCAGTACAGATGAGTGAGATTTTCAAAATGATAGCGGAAGTCGGTTTCCCAATCGCCGGAGCATTGGTGATGGGATACTTTATATTTCTGACTATCAAACAAATGCTTGCCGGAGTGGTAGGCCAAATTCAGACCCTTACTAAATTTTGTGAAATGTTGGAAGACAGAGCACGAGTTATGAGTAACGAAATGATTAAAATTGACTTATTAGTAAGTTCTGCACTTGAATTAAGACCTGATATTGAACGTATAGCCCGAGCAGAAAACTTTATTGAGGACGGTAGTATAGACGCAAGGAGAGACTAATGGACATTGCAGGATTAATATCTCAGTATGGATTTCCAGTTGTAGCATGTGTTGGCTTAGGTTACTTCATATACTATGTGTGGGATTATGTAAACAAACATGTAAAACCACAACTTGGTAAGATGCATATGGCACTTGTCAGAGTGATTGACCAAACTAGAATGTTGGATCAAGACATGATAAGACTACAACAAAAAGTCAATGTAGTTTTAGAATATAATGCTCGTAAAAAAATAATAGAAGAGCATGAAGAGGATGAAGCAGTTGAAGAACTAGCAGAACTCAAGGAGAAAATTAAAGATGTATAAAATCACAGGAACACATTTAGGAATTTTTGTGATGGTATTGTTCTTTGCAAGTCAAACAGTTCTTGCAGACCAATTAAAACATAAATTTAAAAATCCTAGTTTCAGTGGTATAGGTACTGGCGCACATTATCTTACAATTGAAAATCAGGAAAAGAGTAGAAAAGACAAGATTAGGGACGATATAGAAGCGGCTTTAAGAGCGGCTGAAAGAGCAGATTCAAACAGCACAATTAATAAATTTATTAGAAATTTAGAGAGTAGAATTTATTCACAAATTTCTAAGGGATTAGTTGATAGTATGTTTTGTAATCCTGCAGAAGTTCCAACTTGTACAAACTCTACCGAAGGAGCATTTTCGATTGAAGATAACAATGTTTCCTATCAAATTATTACAATAGACGGCGTTCAATATATTCAATTGACCATTGTAGATGTAGATGGAACAGTTACAGAAATAGAAATTCCTATCGGTATAGGAACATTGGGCGGATAAAAATTGAAAGTAGGATTAATAGCAATATTAGGTGCTTTGTTCATTAGTGGATGTGCTAGTGTAAGCATTCCTGGTGACAAAGTTTGCAATAGTTCTTTAATGGAATGTATTGAAGAACCTAAATTTGTAGAATTGCCCACATATAAAAAATTAAGAAATTTACCACCGGCAGAAGTTATGCCTGTGGTTGCAGTTTATAAATTTGACGACTTAACTGGACAACGATTAAGTTCAGACGGAGTTGCAAGTTTTAGCACCGCTGTTACACAAGGTGCAAAAGATTTATTGATAGATTCACTCAAAGCCGCAGGTGCTAAGGACGATCCTAAAGGCACATGGTTTAGAGTTGTAGAAAGAGGTTTTGGACTTGATAACCTTGTTAGGGAACGTCAGATTGTTCGTAGTACTCGAGAACAATTTGCAACGGATGAGGCCCCAGCAGAGGGAGTCCAACCATTATTATTCGCAGGTATGATATTAGAAGGTGGTATAATTGGTTACGACACTAATATTGAAACTGGCGGTAATGGTGCAAGATATCTTGGTATTGGAACCACAAACCAATATCGTAGAGATAGTGTTGTAGTTTCACTTAGAGCGGTAAGCACACTCACAGGCGAAGTGTTACTCAACGTACAGACATACAAAACCATTTTGAGTACTGGTGTAGGAGGAGATGTATTTAGGTTTTTAGACATGGATACAAAACTTTTAGAACTAGAAAGTGGTATGACAGAAAACGAAAGTGTAACGTGGGCAGTACGTTCGGCAATTGAAGCCGCGGTATTGGCACTTATACAACAAGGCGATGAAAGAGGCTATTGGAAAATTGTTTACCCTGAAGGGTGGGACGTATCTGAGATATCTCCAGAAGACCGTGCTACTTGGATGCAAGTAGACATTGATCCAGAAGACCTCAAAGCCGACAAAAAACTTTGGGAGAAAATGCTCCTGAAGAAAAATGGAGATGATAATGAAGACTAAGAATTTCTTTAAGAATTTTGCAATCAATGTCTTCGCGGTTATGGGCCTAACAGTAGGACTTTTTGCTCCTGCCTTAGGTGCAGACGACAATGAAGTTTTATTAGACCAACAAGGGGATAATTTAACTTTAACTATATTACAGGCTGGAAGCGGTAATAAAATATCAGGTGATGCAAGTGATAGTGCTGATTTAGTAATAACTGGTGCTAACTTAATTATTGATATTATCCAGGATGGAAACAGTAACGAAATATTTGGTACATGGACTGGTGACGGTTCTGGATCAAGTGTTTGGGATATGTATTTCTATGGAAATAGTAACTCACTAGATATGAACATTGGTGCTACAGGTAGTGCAGATAGTGTTGATATGCTTTGGAATATCCAAGGTGATACAAACATTTTTGATGTTGATATTGGTGCCAACTTTGCCTCAGATAACCTTAATATGGACTTGACAATACTAGGAGACAGGAACGACTTTAGAAGTGCAGTTTCTAACTCAAGAACTTGGGGTGGTACTCCAGGATCAGGTTGGAACAGTACATCTGCTTTTTCACAAAGCGGTATTAATGTAGACGCCGGTTCCGCAACTTGGGAAATGAACATTACTGGTGATGATAATGCGATTACATCAAATCAAACTGGTAACTCTGACCACTACTTAAAATTTGTTTTAGTAGGATCAGATGGTGATTTTCAATTTTTACAAAGTAATGCGGCAACTTGTAGTCCTGTATGTCCAGGTAAAATTGACGTTGATTTAGATAGCGAAAATGCTTCAGTTAGTATCAGACAAACTGACTAAGGTTTGTTTATACACATTTTTGCTGTTTAGTGCAACATACAGTATTTCCGCCGGTGCCACTGAAAGTATCGGCGGAGTATTAGAGCAAGTAGGCTCGCCGGGTAATATTAGTAGGACGTCTGGTGAAAGATTGATTGCAGAACTAGACACAGATATACAGAGTATGGACGAAGTTGAAACGATAAATGGTCGTTTAAAACTTCAGTTCATAGACGACACACAAGTCAGTTTAACTGAACACACATATATGGTTATTAATGAATATGTGTACGATCCTGATCCAAGTAAAAGCAGGATGGCATTAGATTTTGTGCAAGGAACGGCACGTTTTGCCACTGGTGGATTAGGGTTAGTACCTAAAGAAAATATAATCGTAAAAACTCCTACTGCCACAATAGGTATTAGGGGTACCGACTTTACAACAACTGTTGATGAGTTGGGCAGGAGTTTGGTAATATTATTGCCAGACCAAAAATGTAATGACGGAGTAAGACTTGAAGAAGGTTGTGCTCCAAGTGGTAGTATAACTATCACAAATGATGGCGGTACTCAAGTACTAACAGAAGCCTTTCAGGCTGTTATGGTTAGTACATATGAACAATCGCCAACCAATCCAGTCGTCCTTGCTGACTTGGATTTAAACATGATTGATAACATGTTTATTGTAAGTGAACCAACTGAAATTAAAGAAGCAGTTGAGGAGCAACAAGAAGAAGCAAAAGGGGACGGCGGATTACTAGATTTTGATGGATTAGATGCTAATGCCATAGAAGCAGATGTGTTAGCAGATACTACAGAAGATTTAGAGTTTACAGAGTTAGATATAAACTTCTTAGACGCAGACTTTTTAGTAGACTTATTAGATGTTATTGAAGAAGTAGGAGAAGAAGAGTCAAGCAGTAGCGATGGCGGACGTTTAGGAACAGATAATATTGAAGGAACTGCATTAGGATTTGATCCTGAAACACAATTCAATGCTATCATAGAAGATGGAAGAATATTTTTCTTTAGACAAGTAACTAATACTGTAAGCATTAAACAACAGCCAGGAAATAGTGCTAGAATCTTTATAGAAGATAGTAACTTAAAAGACACAATAATTTGTCTTAATGACTGTGACGGAACAAATATTACAATTATACAGGTAGATTAATGAAATATATATTAGGAACAATTTTAACAATTTTTTGTGCAACAGCAAGTTTTGATGCATTTGCTGGACCAGAACACAATCATGTACACATTGACCAGATTGGTGATGACTTGGTTTTGAATATTGACCAACAAGGTAAAAATCAACATATTGATTTAGACTTAGGATTACAATATGGTAATGTTGATAATTTAACTATGTGGATTGGACAACTAGGGGAAGACAATGAAGTTGAATTCTCTGTGTCTGGTGATGGTAATAGTGTAAAAATTACGCAAGTAGGTCAGAATAACTTTGCAGGATTTACAAGTACTTGGGGAAAAGTTAATTGCCCAAATGCAACATTTTGTGGAGACGTAGATGGTCTAGACAATGAAATAGAAATAAGTCAAAAATGTACAGAGGATAATAACTGTCAATACTCAGAAGCAAGTTTCCACTTTTGGGGAGATAATAATTTAATGAGATGGGGTCAAGGTGTTGGTTTAAATAATATAAATGACACTAACTTTGACACATGGGATGGTGAAGAGCATGGTGGACACAAAGCAGTATTAGACTATCACGGAGACAATAATGTTATTGCTGGTTACCAAACAAATGGTAATACAAACACACCAGGATATCATACAGCAAACATATGGATATATGCTGATAATAATGATGTATGGTGGAAACAAATTAATGACGGAAATAAAACTGTAAACTTTAAAAGTTATCAAAATGGTAGTCAAATTAGTGGAGTACAAAAAGGAAATGGTGCTCACAATGCCACAATAAATTTATACGGTAGTCAACCAACAACATTAAATTTAACACAAAATAGTTCTACAGCACAAACATACAACCTTACGCAGACATGTCAAACGTCAGGCGGTTGTACAATTAATATTACTCAGAATTAAATAGTAAAATAAATACATGCATGAAATGGTTATACAGCGGATGGGCAGTTGTTTTTACAATCTGTTTACTTACGACATTAAAAGTATATGATCCATACGCATTACAAAGTTTAAGATTACAAACATTTGATGCATTACAAAGTTTAGATGAACAAAAGAATAGTGAAGAAGTTACTATTATTAACATCGGCGAAAAAAGTTTACAACAATGGGGACAATGGCCATGGCCCAGACAGAATTTTGCACAACTAATACACGATATCAGACAGAACAATGCTGGTATGATTGGAATGACCGTGATGTTTCCGGAGGCGGACAGATTCGGAGGGGACGAAGTCCTAGCATCGTGGCTGAAAGGGAACGGCATAATTTTAAGCCAGACCCCATCTACCAGAGGAGTGAGGAGTTCAGGTCCGCACATTGGTACAGGGACGATAGGCCCTACAAATCCGACCCAATCTTTGCTAGAGTGGCCCAATCTAGTAACAAACATTCCGATACTTGAAGAACAAGCAGAAGGCATAGGTGTACTTGCATCAGCACCACAACCTGATTTAGTTACGAGAACTTACCCATTAGCAATCACTGTTAATGAAAAAATATATCCTAGTTTTGCTATTGAAATGTTAAGAACATTTACACAAAAGCCTAGTTATATGTTAAAAACATCTGAAATTGGAATACAAGAATTTGCAGTTCCACCATTTGATCCTATAGTAACACAACCTGATGGAACAGCATTTATACGTTTTAATAATACATTTAAAGAATATGAATATGTAGACATAAACAGCCTACCAGACCTTACAGGCAAGTTTGTTATCATTGGTGTAACAGCAGAAGGTGTACAAAACCCTGTTCCTACTCCAAAAGGTTTGATGTATCCGCAACAAATACAGGGTCATATGCTACAGAATTTTATCGATGGATCAAATATACAGCGAAATGAATTAAGTGCTTTATATGAGCTCTTAGGAGCACTATTGGGCATGATATTAATAGGAATCGCGGTGTATAAACTACCTTTACTATGGACTGCACCAATTTCTATGCTGATATTGGGTTCTGAAGCCTATGCAAGTGTATGGTTTTACACTAATCATCTAGTGTTAATGGACGCAACTTTTCCTGTAATCAGTGGATTTTTAGTGTTTACTCAAAGTGCTTTTAATAATTTTTACAAGCAATACAAGTTGAGACAGCAAATCAAAGGACAATTTGGCACATATATTTCACCAGATTATGTTGACATGATAGTAAAAGATCCTAGTTTAATGAAATTAGGTGGCGAAAGAAAAGAGATGAGTTTCTTATTTGCAGACATAGTCGGCTTCACACCTATATCAGAACAGTATATGAAGAATGACGACCCCGAAGGATTAGTAGAACTTATAAACAGTTTCTTAGATAAGATGTCAAACATAGTATTAGCCAACGGTGGAACGATAGATAAGTTCATGGGCGACTGTATAATGGCATTCTGGAATGCACCAATACCTTGTGAAAATCATGCTGAGATGGCAGTAAAAACAGCAATAGAAATTGAATTATTAGGTGATGAATTAGAAAAAGAAATGGAAAAATTAGGCTTACCAAGAGTTAAGTTTGGCACAGGTGTTAATACAGGTACATGTATTGTTGGTAATATGGGTGCAGAAACTAGATTGGATTATAGTGTTGTAGGAGATGCTGTAAACTTAGGTGCTAGATTAGAAGCCGAGACCCGAAAACAAGACACTCCTATATTAATAAGTGAATTTACATACATGCAACTTACGGATATTGCATGTTTAAAACTGGATGAAGTTACTGTAAAAGGAAAAGAAGAGCCTGTAAAAATATATGCTCCACTTATAAACAACGAAATAAGAAAACTTTACAAATAATTAAACTTCATACTTACTAATATTTTTTAATATGTTTGGAATTTCTTCTTTTTCAATCATATCAATTATTACATTAGTAAGGTTTATTTCCCTTCGAACAAACGACATTCGCAAAAGTAATTTTTGCAATTCTTGTTCATAAAACTCTAACTCCTGTTCTTTACGAAGTTTATCGTTTATTAGGTCCGCAATCTGTATAATTTTGCCTGACTTCATAATAATATTTATCCTTAATCGTCCGGATCGTAGTTTCTAAATTCTGTAAATAATTTAGCATATTCCAGTAAGTCTGTTCTTAATGTTTGTAAATGTTTTATTTCCATTGGCATTTTAAATTTTGCAACTTGATATACTGGAATATAGTAGTTTAAAATCTTATCTACCTTTTGTCTATCTTTTATAATGTCTTGGATAACTCTGTGATAAAAATTAGGCTCTGTAATTAATGTACTTAACCATGCATGATGGTCATCATTTGGTTTGTAAGCATAAGCCATTTCTCTGACGTCATAAGATATTGCTCTCACAGGATTTATATTTGCTCTGTACTTTTTCATCACAGGTGGGTACTTCCACTTCTCTTGACGAGTGTGTTGATTTCTTAAAAATGCTTTATACTCATTTAGGAAACTTTTATAAAGTCCTTCTTCACTTTGTTTTACGTCTACGTTATACTGTTCAATCAGTGTATCTGCTATTTTTTGTACTTTTGGAGATAGACTATCGTATAAATCTCTTACGTCTAATATTGTAAAGGTGCCGTCAAAAAAGGAATTGGGTATTGCCTTGTGTCTGTTGTATTTGTTAAGTTCCGTTGTTAGTCTTATAGCATCAAAATTTATAATATCTTTTGACATGCTATTACTTATCACATATTTATTTTTAATATAGTGTGCAGTTTACTTGTGCCTTTGTTACGTCCTAAAGTGCTTCTAGCACCATCATGTAAAGGTTTGGGCCATTGACCAATGTTTACCCAAGCATATCCACAACTTTCATCATTTAATGTTGGTTGAAATTCTTTTTCTACTACATAACAAAAACTGTAATACATAAAGTTTTTATCTTTGCTTTGATATACATCTAACGGATTTAGTTTTTTAAGTTCAGGAACAAGACCAATTTCTTCTAAAAGTTCTCTTTGTAAACATTCATATGGTGATTCTATCCCTTCAATCATGCCTCCCCAAAATCCCCAAGTATGTTTTTGTCTTTTATCTGAGTTGCGTAATTGGAACATACATCTACCTGTATCTTTGGCTAAAAACAAAACACCTGCGGCACTAATGCCTTTATGCCTATTCAGATTTGTTAAAGGATTCAATGTTTCTATAATACTTTTTGGAGTATCTATACGTTGATTCTCCAAAACCCTGGGTTGTATGTCCCTTCGTGACTGCTTGTCCAAGTTTCGTTTTGCCATTTGAATTGTTTTCCTGTGAATGTGTTTGTAACGTAATTAACAGCAGTAACACCACTAGCATCAAATACTTTAGTCCATGCAGAACCATTGTATTCTACTATGTCGTTGATGTCTGCTGATATGCCCCACTGACTTCCTGATATTTCTTCTGTAAGTAAATATCTTTGTCCAGTTGCCGCGGCGGCTAATGTACCATCGCCTGGATAACTTGCAGTTGGGTTTATAATTTTAGTAACGTTTGTTAATGTGTTTGTAGGCAATGTATCACTGTCAACTGTAAAAACTAGTTTAGCAGGATCAATACTATTTCTAGCAATAAATCCACTTACTAAATTAGTTGTTGCATCTACATCATTAGATAGATTAAGTTGTAATGTACTTCCTGTAGTTAATGGTATATCACTCATAGATACACTTGCATTAGATAAACTACCTTGACTACCTTGTGGAGAAATAACTTCTAATAAATCATTCCAATTTGCTTTAGTTGTTGTACCATCATCATAACTTGTACCTTCTGTAGGTCCTGTTTTAAATAATGTTGCTTCAGTTCCTGCAATTTGTAAGAAATAGTTATTTGGACTAACAGTATGCAATTCAAATTGACTGTCTACTGTTCTAAAGAAGTCGTATATATCATCATCGTAACCTAAGTCTTGTACACTTGATGTATCGTAAATATTAGTAATAATTGTATTAATAATTTTTTGTCTTTTAACTTTTGCTGGAGGACTAATCCATATTGGTAAAGTGAATGTTAGGGTGGCAACGTCTATTGTTTCATCTACGCCGGCTGGTACACTTCTGTTTGACCAATTTATATCTGTTAGTTCTACCTCAAAAATACTAGTCCAATCAATTGGATTGGATGTTTGTTGTAATTGTATGCTTGGATTAAATAGTACAAGTATTTGTTCTAATATTTGTAGTTTTTGGTCTGTGTTACCACTCCAAATATCTACTTGCATTGTTAAATTATACGGAACAGGCATATATCTATCTGTGCTGTATAAGTTACCTGGAAATCCTTGTGAACCACTATCTGTTTTGTATGCATTACTGCTACTATCAAACTGTCTTTCAGCAATTTGTACTTTACTAATTAACATTGGATCTTGTGTTCTATCTCTAGCAATTAGTAAACTACTAATACTACAAGCAATAAAAGGAGTAGAATTAACCATATTCTCACTTCCTTTCCTAATGATATGTGCTACCATTCTGCTCATGTCAGCATATCTTACAGGAACTTTATTATAAAAAGTTGACCCTGCTCGTTTGCCTTCTGACACTTTAAAATCACTAAAGATCCGCATGAACTGTCCTAAGTATCTTCTTAGTTGTGCATCATACCAATAATCCAAATTAGCCATTAATTATCCGCCTTAGGCTTAACTGCTTTACTGAGGTTTGTTTTCTCAGATTGAGTTGTACCATCTGTGTTTGTAGTAATTGAATCATTGTTAATGAATGATGTAAGTATTCTATTAGCGGCACTCCAAGCCTTTTTGTTATCGTCGCTGACTTTAATCATTCTACTACCTTGTTTCTTAAATAATCTATGTGGTTCAAAGTCTGTTCTTAAGAAATATTCTCCATTGTTCATACCCACCGGGAATGAATTACCACTACCTACTATACTTATACCGTTAGGAGCAGATCCATCTCCAGGGAAATATATACCTGGTTTGTCATCGCTGGTTTCATCAACATATAAATGACCACCTTCATAGTAGCCTGTATCATATTGCATATCTGAATTAGCAACTTCCATTACCTTATCACTAATAGCAATTTCAGTACTGTATGTGCTTAATAGATTTCTTAAGTCAGTTGCAGTTTCTCCAGTACCAAGAATATCTCTGTATTCTGGACTGTCTGTGATATTTGTTAATTTACATCTCCATAAGTGGGGCCACCATCTAGGATCATATCCTTCTGCTGGTCTGCCACAATCACTTACAACAAAATATCTGTTTATTGCTTCACCGCCACCTAAAAGTAAATCATCTCTTAAATGTGGTAATTCAACAACATCACCTGCCATTAAACGTCTACCAAGTAAACTTGCACATGTATTCATGTGGAAAGTCATAAACAAACTGTCGTTATTAACAAACATACCAAATTGTGTTAAATCAAAATCTGGGTCTGCTATATTATATGCACCTCTAAGTTCATATATGTCTGTGTCATACTTTCTATCTCTATTTTCCAAAAACAAAACATCTTGTATATACAAGTCGCCTGATCCTGTACTAGCACTGGTGTCATCAGTATATGTGCCTATGTATTTGTGTACAAAGACTCCTGTTCCACCTGCATTAATCTGCTCGGCAACGACTCTGTCTATAAAGCCATAGTCATTGGTTTTGTGTTGGTTCCATAGTTGTAATCTTGGCATAATGTAGTATTTATCACTTTCTAAACTTCTTGACAAACAACGTGAAAGCATATATACTGCTAGGAATAGGAGAGGTGGCTGAGTGGTTGAAAGCGGCACCCTGCTAAGGTGTTATACGGGTAACTGTATCGAGGGTTCGAATCCCTCTCTCTCCGCCAAACTGATTTAATAAATAAAAGTTTGGGGCGGTAGCTCAGTTGGGAGAGCGTCTGGTTTGCATCCAGAAGGTCGCAGGTTCGACCCCTGTCCGCTCCACCACTTGGTATATTATGAGCGATGAAATAGATTTAGAAGATAAAATTACCCAAGCAATATTAGATATATTGCTTGATGCAAAAGAACAAGGACTTGACATGCTGTCATTTGAAGAGATTTGTACAATGATGGGTGTTGATGATTTAAGTTTATTAAGTAAATTTGAACATAATGTTGCATTTGATTTAAATACAGAATACTTAGATAAAATGAAAGACCCTGAAGTTAGAAAAGCAATGATAGAATCATTTAAGGCGACCAAACATTGAACACAGAAACAGTTACATGGGTACATCACTGGACCGACAAAACATTTAGTTTTAAAACCACACGAAGTCAAACATTCCGTTTTAAAAATGGTGAGTTTGCAATGATTGGATTAATGGGGGAAGAAAGACCTTTATTAAGAGCATATAGTATTGCAAGTGCAAACTACGAAGATGAATTAGAGTTCCTTAGTATAAAAGTACCAGACGGCCCTCTTACAAGTCGTTTACAGCATTTAAAAGTCGGAGATGAAGTTGTATGTATGCCAAAATGTACGGGCACTCTAACGATTGATAATTTAACTGAAGCAGATAATTTATACTTGTTATCCACAGGTACAGGTTTAGCACCTTTTATGAGTATAATTAGAGACCCTGAAACATATGAAAAATTTAAAAATGTAATACTAGTACATACCACAAGAACACATTCAGAACACACATACACAGATGTTATACAAGAAATGTGCAATACATTTTCTTTAACATATTATGATACTTGTACTCAAGAAGATTATGTTCGTAAAGGTAGATTCTGGGAACACATAGAAGAATTTACTAATGGTGGATTTAATAGAGATACAGACAGAGTAATGGTATGTGGCGGACCTGATATGAATTTTGAATGCAGAGACTATTTTGAAGAGGCTGGATTTATAGAAGGCAATTTAGGAGAGGCAGGCGACTTTGTTCTTGAACGTGCTTTTGTAGACTAAAAATACGATAAGTACATACATGTTAGAACAATTCAATCCAGAGAAATCACCAGTAGATATTCTGCTATTTGCAGATGACCTTACTGCTATATGGTATTTTGAAGGAAGAATACCAGGCACTAGTGTTTATGCTGGTGGTATAGGCGAAAAACAAGGATTCAAACAATTTACAGACGAAGAATATGCAGATTATTTGCAGTTTGTGGAAAAAGAATCTCCTGAGGATGAAAGAGTATATCACTATGTTGACCAAAATGAATTTTGTTCTGCACATCATACTGCAAGAAGTTATGCTATGTATAAACTTGCACATGAATTACGCAAAAAAGGTTATACTGTACAAGTTGTAATACACTATTGGTATTTTACAGAAGACGACTTTAAAAAATTATTTGAAAAATTTGTTGGAGACAACACTTTAATGGTTGGCTTTAGTCAAACATTTCATAGTTCATGGAACCCTTGGGCATTATTTCATTCATTGTATATGCCTCCTCAACGACAACGCAAAGTTAAAGAATGGATAAATGCAATAAATCCAAATACTAAACTAGTGTCCGGCGGAAGTCCTCACACATTAGATACTTTATTAGATCCAAAATTTGATAGTCCTATGTTAGATATGGATATTATAAACATTGGATATGCAGAAGCAACAATTTTTGAAATGTTAGATGACATCAAAGAAGGAAAAGAATGGCCCACATATACAGATAGAGGTAGTAGATTAGATATTAAAAATAGTACCATGAGTTTTTGTGATGAAGATGTAATTTTACCTGGCGATGAAATGCCGTTAGAAACTTCACGTGGATGTATTTTTAGTTGCAGTTTCTGTAATTTTGGACTACTAGGCAAAGAAAAAGGTTCTTACATTAGAAAACAAAGTCTAATACAAGACGAACTTAAACGTAATTGGGAAGAACATGGCATTTACAAATATTGGGTAATGGATGATACATTTAATGAAGATACAGACAAATTAAAACTTATAGCAGAGGCTAGACACAATGCAGATATCCCTTTAGAGTTAAGTGCATTTATTAGATTAGACTTACAACATAGATTAAAACAAGAACAAGTTTTATTAGACTGCGGATTATTTAATCCTCATTATGGTATAGAAAGTTTGAATCCTCTTAATGGTCCTTTAATAGGCAAAGGTTGGAATCCACTAGAACAGTTTGAATATTTGTGGGAACTTAAGAACGGAATATTCAAAGACAAAGTACAACTGTTTAGTTCTTTTGTAGTTGGACTACCTGAAGATTCTAATGAAAGTTTAAAATTGTTTAGAGAACAATTACTTGATCCAAAATTTAATCCTTTAGATTATTTAATGGTAAACTTTATGTATATTAGAGATTTATCTAAACATGATGTTACAACTTCTGGAGACCAAAATTTTCAACAAACAGGAAGTAAAATAGATAGAAATCCAGAAGAGTATGGATATACATTTCCTAATGAAGAAAGAAATAGATTGCAAGGTCAAACTAAAGGTGCTATTGTTAGAAGTTGGCGTAACAAACATGGCATAACATTTAGTGGTGCGGAACGTTTTGTTAAAAGACTTAATGAAGATTTTAATAACAGTAGAGGATGGATTCCTAAACTGACTGCTACATATCATAAAGTACCACAAGATGCATCTAAAACAAATTTTATGAATGATTACTGGGACAATTACTGGACTAAAGTAATGAACATAAAGCAACATACTGTATATAATTCTGTGCAATGGGTTAATGAAGGTGAAGTAACTGAATTCAAACCCATATGATTCAGGAATATATAGACTCCATACAAACCAGTCCATAAATACAGATATGGAACTACCACACAGACATCCTATTGCATTAATAGATGAACACACTATTATTAATGATGAAGAAATAGAAGCAACATTTTTAGTAAAAAATGACCACCCTGTATTAGAAGGACACTTCCCACATGTAAAAATTTGGCCCGGTGTATATCTTATCGAAGGAATGAATCAATGTGCTGGTCTCCATGCATTATATCTAGCAGGCAAAGAAGTTGGCACAGTTAAACATGAAGATTATGTTACTTTTGTTACAAGTGTAGACAAATGTAAATTTAGATTTCCTGTATTTCCAGGAACAAAATTAACACTACAAGCAAAATTAGTAAGACGAAAATTTAATCATATGTTTTATGAATGCAAAGTTTTTGATAATGAAACAAGAGTTGCATCTGCAAATGTAGGTTTAACAGCAAAAAAACTATAAAATCTCCCTTTTGAATCAAAATTTACCAATTGACAACAAAATTTTTTGAAGTTATACTAACTAGCATTATTGACTTGGAGTATAATCAATAAAAAATGGCTAGAAAGAAAAAACAAAGAACCGTTTATGTAACCAGGGAACCTGACTGGAAAAAGTTCATTGGTTTGACTAATCCTGAAGAACAAGAGAAAGCATTTAACTCTTGTGACTACTTTGTGCATTCTGAAATATCTACAAAGGATGGTGTTGCCGCATATAGGAAATGGGTTAAAGAAGCAAGTGGTTGGGCACCTGAAGAAATTAAGATTATACTAAAAAATCCTGATTGGCGATTTAGCAGTAGTGCCAAGTATGCATGGTTATGGAAAAAGTTAGGATACATGCCAGAACGTTTAGCAAAGTTTTACGATAAGAAAAAAGATGAATACCATGAATTAGGATTGACAGTTGTAGAAGAACAACAAGAAAAGAAAAAAGAAAAAGCACCTAAAATTAGCATACAAGAAAGAATGCTTATGCAAGTAACAGACCTTTGTGGTGATTGGGACGACTTATTAGACAAATATGTGGATGAAGGATTTAATCTTAAAGAGTTTGATCCTGAAAAAGATATGAAAATATTTGGTGGTGGTGTAATAAAACCAGCACATGCTAAAATAGTTAAAGGTCAGTATGAAATGATTACTGAAGAAGCAAAAGAAAATTTAGCAGGTACATGTGAACAGTTAAAAGAAGCATACAGTTTTATGGATAAAAAAATGAAGAAGGATTATGTTGCTTTCTTTGAAAAAATTAATGCCGCCTGTGATGCTATAATACTTACTGGTAAAGCAAATAGAAAACAACGCAAACCTAGAGCAAGAAGTAAAGAAAGCATTATTAAGAAAATGAAGTTTCAAGTCAACGATGGAACATTAGGAATAGCATCTATATCGCCCACAGACGTCGTATATGCTAACGAACTATGGGTGTATAATACAAAGACTCGTAAAGTAGGAGTCTACCATGCTACGAGCAAAGACCCACGTGGATTAGGCAGACCTGGTGCAGGATTAATGGTTAAAGGAACTACTATACAAGATTTTGACGATGAATCTAGTTTGCAAAAAACACTAAGAAAACCTGCAGAACAAATTAATAATTGGACTGGAAATGCTAAAACAAGATTTGCTAAAGCATTCGAAGAAATAAAAACAACACCTACCAAACTCAACGGAAGATTAAACGATACTACTATCATACTTAAAGCCTTTTAAAAGCAAAAAGTGATAAATAGTAGTATGGCACAGAGAATCGACCAAATAGGATATAATAACAGAGACGAAATCATTCGTGAGATTCAACTTAGGTTGGCTGACGGCATGGTTGATGTTGAGTTAGATAGAGAACATTACGACATTGCTATTAATAAATCTATACAAAAGTACAGACAATTAAGTAGTGGTAGTGTTGAAGAAGCAGTTATTTTTATCCAAACATTAGACGGCGTCACAAAATACACTTTACCTGATGAAGTTATAGATGTTAAAAGACTATACAGAAGAGGTATTGGTACTAACAGTGGTGGCGGTACTAACTTTGATCCATTTGATGTTGCCTTTAATAATATGTACATGCTACAAGCAGGACAAATAGGTGGACTTGCAGTATTTGATGCATTTGCACAATACAAAGAAACCATTGGTCGTGTATTTGGTAGTGAGTACAATTTTACTTTTAATAGAAATACAAAAGAACTAACCATATTACGAAACGTAGCACATGAAGAAGATATTGCTGTTGGAGTCAACAATTTTATACCAGAAAGTGTTTTAATAAAAGATGTTTATGCGGCTGATTGGCTATCAAACTTTGCCTTAGCACAAAGTAAAATGATGTTAGGCGAAGCAAGAAGTAAATTTCCAGGTGGACTTCCAGGACCAGGTGGATCAACTACATTAAACGGTGATGCCTTAAAGGCAGAAGCACTGACAGAGATGGATCAGTTGATTGCTGGACTACATAATATGGAAGAAGGAAATGCACCTTTAGGCTTTGTAATGGGATAAACAGATAAATAGATACTATACTGTTGTAGGAGACAAATATGCAAAATGCAATAAAACAAAATGACTTCACATTTGATGGCTGGAAATACAACACCATGCCTGTTATTAAAAATGCTGGAGACCAGAACACAGAGGACAACAAAGGCTACTATATAGATTTACCTATTGAAATGCCTTTTACTTCAGATGAAATATTTGATAGCACAGATTTAGAGTTTGCTGAAGAATTTGGATTACAACAAAAATTTGCAAAACCCTTCCAATCAACAAACATACTTTGGAATGTAACTTCAAGTGCTGGTAGACCAGCAGGAACAATTGGTTACATTAGAACTAAAAAATATCAACACATGCTGAGAGATTATTTTCATGAAACATTCTCTATAGATATGTTAGATAAGAAAGTTGAAGGATTTTTTCCTGTAACACTTATAAAGTTTCAATGGAATTCACACTATCATAGAGAAGGTTATGCAGAACATCATACTGCAGAACAACGAGAATATCTAAAGTTAAATAGAAGTCAATATGCTATTAACTTTAAACTTTGGGGAGATGATAAAGGCACAGCAGTTGAATTTGGTGAACAATCAAACGACATAGATGCTTTAGAACAAACATTACTTAATAAGTTAATGGTTAAACATCCAGATCCTCAATCAGGTAGTGAAAGAGTTGCTGTTACAGATGACACAGGCGATACATTTGGTGTGTACACAGGTAGAGATGGCTTCTTAGGTGAAGGCAACGAATACGAAGAAAGAGAAGTTACACCAGTTGTTAGACGTGTTGGATATACAAATCCATATATCATTAACTTACAAAAATATCATAGAATAGTTTTATCAGAAGAAAAATCAAGAATTAGCATGAGATTAATGTGTTCAGATAAAGATTTTACCTTTGAACAAATTGAAGAACTAAACGAAAAAGGTCTTCTCTTAAAATAAATCATACTAAATATGTGAGTGAACACATATTTTGATATACCAGAATTATTAAAATATCCTTTGCCTTTTACCGCAGAGGATATTTTGTTGGATTCTGATTTTGATTTACAAGACGGGCATCAGCCTGCAGTCGAAGTTTTTAACAAAGCAACAAATATTGCTTGGACTACAAACGAAGAAGCACCTAACTTACAAATAGGATTTCTAAAAAATAAACAGATATCTAGGCTTATGCAAGAATGGGCATTGGATATTTTCCCAGATAATTTTTTTACACAAGCATATTATAAAAGACCAAACAAATCATTTCCTGCAACATTAGTAATGACCAAACCTAGTGAAACAACTAGATGGCATTATGAAGGATTTTACCCTTGGACGAAAACAGATGAAGGCTTTGCCAGAACCAGTTGCGTACTTAATATAAAATTTAAAGCAAATGAAGACAGTGATATTGTTTTTGGACAACCGAACGATTTTGTGATAAATACTATCGAACAGTTATATAAATCAAGAACACCCGAACAGGATGTACAGTGGTGTGAAAATAAAAATATAAGAAGTAACTTTTACAGTGATGCTATAATGACTATAGATGAAAATGTTACTGAAATAGATAGAAAAGTAAATTATGATTGTCCTTTTTTATTAAACTTAGGTCATATGGATACACATCCTAATCCTTGGCATCGGGTTGAGAACAGCAGAGCAACAGAACCAAGAATAAGTTTTAGACTTATGTGTAATGAAAATTTACCAATGCAACATTGGGTGGACTTACATAAAGAAGGAAACTTATTAAATGAGCAATAATTATTACATAGATTGCAAAGAGTTTAAAATACCATTTGTGGCAGAAGATTTTCTTTTACAAGAAGATATAGATTTAGTTAATGCTTATGAGTTTCCACAAGAAGTAAAAGTACGATTTCCAAATTCTAAAATTACATGGAACAATTGGCAAATTGGAACCAACAAAATGGGTGAACATGTTAACCAATCGGACAAAGAACGTTTTAATGGACTAGCAACTATAACAGATACAAAATTAAAGCATAGAGTTCGGGAGTGGTTATACGACACCTTTAATGAAAATTTCTTTGATAACAAATTT